GAAGTTCGTCTGAAAGAAGACGATGATTTTTTAAAAGTTAAAGAAACCCTCACACGCATTGGAATTGCTTCAAGAAGAGAAAAGAAGTTATTTCAATCTTGCCATATACTTCACAAGCAAGGAAAATATTATATTGTTCACTTTAAAGAACTGTTTGCTCTTGACGGTAAACCTACAAATATTTCCGAGAATGATCTTGAACGAAGAAATACTGTTGTAAATCTTTTAAACGAATGGGACTTGGTTGAAATTGTTACACCTGAAAAGGCACAACCAACTACATCTATTCGACAGATGAAGATTTTACCATTTAGTGAAAAGTCTGAATGGGATTTACAAGCCAAATACACAATTGGTAATGTCGGTATTAGAACCACCAAAGAATCTATACAAGATAAAACCTTTGAGATAGATACAGTATGATACTGGTTATTATATTAATGATACTTCTACAGGTAGGATGTAGTGGTGCATCGATGTATATTATCAATGTTGCTAGTGGCATATCTGCTTCCTTGATTAATAAAAAACTTGATAGTGATAAAGAAACAAAGTTAGAAGATAGAATTGAAGAACTTGAACAAAAACTTGATAATAAGGAGAATGAAGATGATTGTGAAAATTGTGAAACTGACAAGCGGTGAAGAATTATTTGGTGATTTTGATGAAGAGAAAAGTGTTATAAAGAATCCCGTTGTTATGATTCCCGTGAACAAAGAACAAATAGCATTTCAACCATGGCTACCATATTCCGAAGATAAAAATTACACTCTAAAACCAGAGCACGTTCTAATTGTAGCTACAGCTGCTGAAGCTATATCTACGGAGTATAATAGAATATACGGTTCTGGCATAGTTATTCCTGATTCCGCTGGAGGACTTTTATCTTAATAAGTTTTTCCTTGTATTGTGAACCTTCTTTTGTTATAATGGATATACTATGAAATTCTATACTTATGTTGGCCAGTTTCAAAATAAAATCTATGTTCGTGATATAGATAGTATGGGTGAGGAATATTCTGAATACGTTCCTTTTGAACCTACACTATATGTACCATGTCCGCCAGAGAAAGCTACCTTCAGAACTCTTGACAATAAACCCCTTGCAAGTTTAAAGTTTCCATCTATAAACGATTGCAAGAATTTTGTTGAGAGTTATGATAATGTAACTAATTTTGCCTTTCATGGCACAAAGAGTTATGTGTCTCAATACATATCTGAAACTTATCCTGATATCAAATGGGATAGGTCTAAGCTAATCATCTACACCCTTGATATAGAGGTTGCATCAGATGAAGGTTTTCCAGATATCCGTTCTGCACGCTCACCCATTACATCCTTAACTATTCATAATAGTGTCTCTGACATTTATTATGTTTTCGGAACTGGCGAGTATACTCCCAACGATCCAGAAAAAACAATAAGATATTTTCTTTGTGATAATGAAGAAGAGATGATGCAAGTGTTTTTGGATTGGTGGCATGAGTTTCCTCCGCATATTGTTTCTGGCTGGAACTGTAAGTTTTTTGATATGCCATATATCGTGAACCGTCTTATGTTTTTAGGATTGAATCAGAAATTACTTTCTCCTATCAAAAAAGTATTTGAAAAGAATGTTGTGATTGCTGGTAGAGAAAATCAGTATTATGGTATCATCGGTGTGTCTATTTTAGATTACTTGGATTTGTATAAAAAGTATACTTACAAAAACCGAGAGTCTTATCGCTTAGATTATATCGGTCAAGTTGAACTTGGTATGGGTAAGGTGACTGATGATGCAGTTGCAGGTTATAACTTATACAAAACTGATTATCAAAAGTTTATAGAATACAATATCAAGGATGTTGAGATTGTAAAGAAACTTGATGATAAGATGAAGTTGATGGATTTGATTATAACGATTGCTTATGAATCACAGATTAACTTTGAAGATGTATTTTCTCCGGTTAGAACGTGGGAAGCTATTATCTACAATTTTCTTAAAGATCAGAAAATAGCTACTCCAAATAAAAAAAGAAGTAATAGTGATTCTACTGGTATTGAAGGTGGATATGTCAAAGACCCTCATATTGGATTGCATGAATGGGTTGTGAGTTTTGATTTAAATTCACTTTATCCTCATTTGATTCAGCAGTATAATATCAGTCCAGAAACTATTTCACATGATGAATTACTTAAAACAAAGTATATCAATGGCGTGAATGGTCTGCTTAATGAGAATTTTGATACAGAATATCTTAAAGAGATGGATATGACTTTGACTCCAAATGGTCAGCATTTCACTACTAAGTTTCAGGGATTTCTTCCTAAGCTTATGAAGACGATGTATGATGATCGGGTTATTTATAAAAGGAAGATGCTTGAGGAAGAGCAGAAACTAGAGGACGGAAACTATAAAAATAAACAAGATGTAGTTAATAATATTTCAAAATACAATAATGCTCAGATGGCTAAGAAGATTCTCTTGAATAGTGCTTATGGTGCGTTGGCAAATCAATATTTCTTGTATTATTCTCCAGAACAGGCTGAAGCTATTACAATGTCGGGTCAACTATCTATTAGATGGGTTGAGAAACATATAAATATCTTCATCAATGATTTACTAAAAACGGGGGATAAGGACTATGTTATTGCGGCGGATACAGATAGCATTTACATCACATTTGATAGCTTGGTTAATGAGGTCTTTGGAGATAGAAAAGAAACAGACAAAGTTATCATGTTCTTGGATAAGATATGCAAGGATAAGCTTGAACCATATATTGAAGAGTGTTATAAGAATCTTCATAAATATATAAATTCATACGAGCAAAAGATGGTGATGAAACGTGAATCAATTGCCGACAAAGGTATCTGGACTGCAAAGAAAAGATACATTCTGAATGTTTACGATTCAGAAGGTGTAAGATATAAAGAACCAAAATTAAAAATCATGGGGCTTGAAAGTGTAAGAAGTTCTACGCCTCAATGGTGTAGAGAAAATATCCATTCACTTATAAAAACTATTATCGGTACAGACGAGCAAACAGTCATATCTGCTATTGACGAATATCGTAAAGTGTTTAAGACTTTATCATTTAACGAAATAGCATTTCCAAGAGGTGTCAAAGGTCTTTCTAAGTATAAGTCTTCAAAAGACATTTACATTAAAGCTACACCGATTCATGTTAGAGGAACCTTACTATACAACCATCAGCTTAGAGAAAGAAATCTTACAAGAAAGTATGAAATCATTAAAGATGGTGAGAAGGTAAAGTTTGCATATTTAAAAGAACCAAATATCTTAGGTGAGAATGTGATAGCTATTGCTACTGTCTTACCAGTTGAGTTTGATTTAGAAAGATTTATAGATTATGATTTACAGTTTGATAAATCATTCCTTCAGCCAGTTAAGAATATCTTAGATGCCATTGGTTGGAAGTCTGAAAACATTAGTTCATTAGAATCCTTTTTCGGGTGAGGATATGGGATATTATAAAGATAAAAAAGGAATTAATTATTATAAATTTTGTAAATGTGAGGATAATGAGATTAAACTATGGAAGTTTAAGGATAAGTCACATAAAGCTAAAATAGTTTGTGCTACTTGTGATGCATATATAAAATGGGCAAGTAAACAAGATGCAAATTTTATCTTAGCAAAACGTACTGGAAGAAATCCCAAACCTCCGATACAGATAGAAAGAACGCTTAATAATCATCTTGCAGGTGTGCCAGGTTTTCGTACAAAAATTAAAAGACAATGAGAGGGTAATAATATGACAAAATATATGGTAGACATTGATGGAACAATTTGCAGCCAAGAACGACCAAAACCAAATTACCTGACAGCAGAACCTTATTTCGATAGAATAGAAAAACTTAATAAGTTATATGATGAAGGACACGAAATACATTACTGGACAGCAAGAGGTAGTGGTTCGGGTAAAGATTGGAGAGAATTTACAAAAGCACAATTGATTGGTTGGGGTGTCAAATCCACTTCTATTGATTGTGGAAAACCTATATATGACATATGGGTAGATGATAAAGCTATAAGTGATAAATCATTTTTTGAGAAAGGAGATAAATAATGGCAGTAAATAGTTTAGTTAAACAATTAATAAAGGATAGTAATAATGATTTGGCTTCGGTTGTATCCGCTGGGATTATTGGGGACTGTAGTACTTTTGTGGATACTGGAAGTTATTCGCTAAATGCATTGCTATCAGGTTCCATGTATGGTGGGGTTCCATCAAACAAAATTACCTGTTTGGCTGGTTCAGAGTCAGTAGGGAAAACATTCTTTGCATTAAGTATTGCTAAGAACTTTCTTGATGCTGATAAGAATAGTTTGATTTTATTTTTTGAGAGTGAAGGTGCATTGACAACTTCAATGATTACTGATCGTGATTTAGACCCTGATAGGTTTGTCGTGTTTCCAGTATCAACAGTTGAAGAGTTTAGAACACAATGCCTGAAACTCATTGAAGGAATTCCAAAAGAAACTAATGTTATGATTTTTCTTGATTCACTTGGAAATCTTTCTACTAGGAAAGAGATGGAAGATTCGGCAAGTGGTTCTGATAAAAGAGATATGACAAGAGCTCCAATGATTCGTGGAACTTTCAGAACACTAGCATTAAAGTTGTCAACAAGAAACATTCCGCTTATTATTACAAATCACACTTATGATAAAATTGGTAGTATGTTCCCGTCAAAAGAGATTTCTGGTGGTGGTGGAATCAAGTATGCAGCTTCAGTTATTGTTACGTTAGGAAAACGTAAAGTTAAAGAAGGTACTGAAGTTATGGGAAACATTGTTAAGTGCAAACTGGTCAAAGGTCGTTTCACTAAAGAA